TTATAAGGCGGACAAATCGAGGCCCAGCTGCGTACAGAGCGCACCGAGCCAGCGGGCGAGAGCTTCTTCGGAATCAAAGCAGGGGATCATGCCCGCGGGCGGGTGGAGGACGACATTGAGCGCTTCCCCGTCGGCCTGTCGCTCCATGCGGTCAATGGGCATGTCGAGATAAAAATGCCCGTGCCGGATATGGCGCAGCTCATGCTCCAGCGTCTCCTGCTGGCGGGCGGGGGAGAGGCGGGCGTTGATGTAGATATCGAAGCTGCCGTCGTCATTCGGGAGCGTCACGCCCTCCACCTTCGCGGGCAGGGGGACGAGGCGGACGAAGGTGTCAGTCATGGCTTTCTGAGGGCTTCAATGATCTTCACCGCCTGGCGCACGTCCTCGGGCGTCGCGTCCTGCGCCAGCTTAAAGAGCATGCGCATATCCTCACGCTCGCGCAGGGAGGTAAGAAGCTGCTCCAGCTCCGCGTCCTGAACGGGCGATACCTCGTCCGTCTCACCGCGCAGGTATGCGGGCGTGGTGCAGAGAATACGGGCGACCTCCGTGAGCTGCGCGTCGCTCGGCTGGGATTTCTGCTGCTTCCAGTCCTGGCAGAGCGTGGCGCTGCGCCCCAGAGAGCGGGCGATAAAGGTCTTGGTGATACCGCGCGCTTTGAGCAGCGATTCAAATCTGTCATAGTTGAACAAAAGGATCACCCCATTTTTGTGCATAACGAATGAATCTGAAAAAAGACCGAGCAAAACCTTGAGAATCGCAAATTAATGGGATATAATGCAGACGACTCTTAAAGAAATGTGACACCGATCTGCGGTATCTCTATTTTAGAGCAAGGATACAGGTTTGTCAAGGGAATAATCTTAAATATGTAAGAAATGGCCCTCTCAGTCACCAGTGTGAGCACTGGTGACAGCTCCCCCGGAGGGGGAGCCAAGGTTCTCAGTCAGCTTCGCTGACGGCGCCCCGGATGGGGAGCCAGGGAATGTCGACCCTTATGACAGGGGATTACAACATCAGGGGAGTGAGGTGAGTGCGTGAAGCTGATCGGGGATGATCCGATCATCCGCTGCATGGAGCAAAGCGGATATCCGCCCTGGTTTTACCGGGACGGCACAGATTACGAAGAGCGGGACGGCGATGCCGGCCGCGGAGAGGACGAAGATGGGAAGCTATAAAAAAATCGGCTGGACAGACGCAGATGTGCGCTGCCCCTTCTATATCACGGACGACCGGGAGACGCGCAGCATCAGCTGCGAGGGCTTCGGGAAGGGGGTCGACGCGGTCAGCCGCTTTCAGACTATCCCGCTCATGGATCGACACATGGGCCTGTATTGCGTGGGACGCTTTGAGGACTGCCCGGTCTACCGCTGCACCTACGGGTGCAAGTATCAGGACTGATGCGAGACTGGGACGAGCTGCGGCGCGCCTGCGAAAGCGGGGAGAGTCTGGCAAAGCTCTCGCGGCGGCTGGATATTCCCTACTCCACGCTGCTCAACCGGGCGGTGAAGGAGGAGTGGACGCTTGCGCAGGAGTCTCTGCCCTGCACGGCGGAATCCGGGTTCGAGCGCGTGGGTCACAAGCTGCTGCGGCGGATTGAAGAGTGTCTCGACCGGGAAGGAGAGCTGGATCTCAAAGAGCTCAAAACCGTGACGGGCGCGCTGAAGGAGCTGCAGAGCCTGTGGGAAGAGAAAAACGGCACAAAAGGCGGCGGGCTCACGGTGCGCTTTGAGGGGGAGGCGGAGGAGATGAGCCTGTAACAGTGTGGGGTCAGGAGTGTGGAGTTGAGATGGCGGAGCTGAGACTGCCGGAGCCGAGCGAGAAGCAGAAGCAATTTCTGCGCGACCGGCATAAATATGTGGGCTACGGCGGGGCCAGGGGCGGCGGCAAGAGCTGGGCCGTGCGGGTCAAGGCGGTGCTGCTGTGTCTGCGGTATCCGGGGATCAAGGTCATGATCGTGCGCAAGACCTACCCGGAGCTGCAGGAGAACCATATCGTGCCGCTGTGTGAAATGCTGGGCTGCTACGCCGACGAGGACGGACGTATCGCGGTCTACAACGACGCGAAGAAGCACATCGTCTTCCCCAACGGGAGCAGGATTCTGTTTCGCTATCTCGAAAACGAAAAGGACGCGCTGCGCTTTCAGGGCACCGAGGTTGATGTACTGTTCGTGGATGAGGCCACGCACCAGAGCGAGAGCAGGATGGAAAAGCTGCGGGCCTGCGTGCGCGGAACCAACGACTTTCCCAAGCGCATTTACTTCACCTGCAACCCCGGCGGCGAGGGACACAACTGGGTCAAGCGCCTCTTTATCGACAGGCGCTTCCGCGAGGGGGAGGAGCCGGACGAGCACAGCTTCATCCAGGCGCTCATCACCGACAACCGGGCGCTGATGGAAAAGAATCCGGATTACATCAGGCAGCTTGAAAGCCTGCCGCCGAAGCTGAAGGATGCCTGGCTCTACGGGAGCTGGGAGATCTTTGAGGGGCAGTTTTTCGAGGACTTTCGCGTTGAGCCGGATATGACAGCCGCGGCGGAGCATGGCTGTGAGCTCACGCGCGAGGAATTGAAGGAACAGGGGCGCTGGTGCCATGTGATCGCGCCGTTTGATCTGAGTACGGGGCCGCGGCGGAGCTGGAGCATCGTAAGAAGCTACGACTTCGGTTACGGCAAGCCCTTCTCCTGCGCCTGGTGGGCGGTGGACCATGAGGGGGTGCTGTACCGCATCCTTGAGCTCTACGGCTGCACCGACACGCCGAACGAGGGACTGCGCTGGACGCCCGACCGACAGTTCCGGGAGATCGCGCGGATCGAATCCGAACACCCCTGGCTCAAGGGACGGCGGATCGAGGGCGTGGCCGACCCTGCCATCTGGGACGCAAGCCGCGGCGAAAGCATCGCCGAGACCGCCGCCAGGTGCGGAATCTACTTCGTGCCGGGGGATCACAAGCGCATACCCGGCTGGATGCAGTGCCATTACCGCCTGCAGTTCGACGACGAGGGGCGGGCGCGGATGTATGTCTTCGATAACTGCAGGGCGTTTATCCGCACGATTCCGCTTTTGCAGTTTTCCAAGACCGAGCCGGAGGATCTGGACACGGAGCAGGAGGATCACGTCGCGGACGAGTGGCGCTACCTCTGCATGTTGCGCCCGGTGACGCCGCTGCGAGAGACGGAGACGCGGGCGGTGATGGTCGATCCGCTGAAAAAGTGAAAAGTGGAGAGTGAAAAGTGAAATTATAAATAACAACAAAAAAACAGGGTCACGTTCGTCAGGCCGTCAGAATTCTGATGTTTCACCCGATAGCAATAACCCTGTCAAAGCCAATGACTGGATTGGGCTAAGCGAACCGCTTTCGCGTCCAGAGTCAAAGACTTCGTCTAAGGACAGCATATCAGATACCACAGCATGAGACAAGGGGGACACGATGGAAAAAGAGCAAATGCAGTTGCCGGTCGACGAGAAGCGGCTGGCGGAGTTTACACGGATTTTGCAGAAGTACAAGGCGGGGAAGGCCAGCGTCGAGCGGCGCGCGGTGGCGGCGGAAAACTGGTGGAAGCTCCGCAACAGCGCGGAGGAGCGCAAAAGCCATGAGGGGGTCGGCGGATTTCAGGCCGTGTCCGGGTGGCTGCATAACGTGATCGTCTCCAAGCACGCCGACGCGATGGACGCCTATCCCGAGCCGAACATCCTGCCGCGCGAGCCGGACGACCGGGCGGAGGCGCGCATCCTCTCCAAAATTCTGCCCGTGATCCTGGAGCAGAACGCCTTCGAGAAAACGTACTCCGACGGGATGTGGCAGAAGCTCAAAACCGGGACGGGCGTATACCGCGTGGGCTGGGACGCGGAAAAGGCCGGCGGCCTCGGCGATATCGAGATCGAGCGCGTCGATCTGCTGAACGTGTTCTGGGAGCCGGGCGTGCGGGATATTCAGGACAGCGCCTACTTCTTCCATACCAAACTGGAGGACAACGAGAAGCTGGAGGCGGCATACCCGCAGCTTGCGGGGAAGCTGAAAGCGCTGAGCTTTTCGGCCACGCGCTTTCTCTATGACGACAGCGTGAGCACCGACGGGAAATCCACGGTCATTGATGTGTACTACAAGAAGAAAATCGAGGGGCGGGAAGTACTGCATTACTGCAAGTACGTCGGCGGGACGCTGCTGTACAGCACCGAGAACATGGACGCCCTGCTGGAGACAAACGACGGGGAACTGTTCACGCGCGGCCTGTATGAGCACGGGCGCTACCCCTTCGTGTTCGACAGCCTCTTCCCCGTGGAGGGCAGTCCCTGCGGCTACGGCTTTATTGATCTTTGCCGCAGCGCCCAGACGCAGATCGACATGCTCCAGACCGCGTTTGTCAAGAACACGATGGTGGGCGCGGTGCCGCGCTACTTCCAGCGGGCGGACGGGGCGGTGAACGAGGAGGAATTTCTCAATCTTGCCAATCCTATCGTCCACGTCAGCGGCAATCTGGGCGAGGACAGCCTGCGCATGGTGGACTACCGCCCTCTCAGCGGCAACTATCTTGAAATGCGAGCCAGCGTCATCAACGAACTGCGCGAGACCTCGGGCAATACCGAGACCTCGGTGGGACTTGTCAATGCGGGCGTCACCGCCGCCTCCGCCATCGCGGCTTTGCAGGAGGCAAGCGGCAAAGGCAGCCGCGACTCCACCCGCGCAAGCTATCGCGCTTACGCGGAGATGATCGAACTGTGCATCGAGCTGGTGCGCCAGTTTTACGATCTGCCGCGGCAGTTTCGCATTACAGGCGGGCTCGGGATCGAGCAGTTTGTCAGCTACGACAATCGCGGCCTGCGGCCCCAGACGCTCTACGGACCAGAGGGGATGGAGCTGGGACTGCGCCGTCCGGTGTTCGACATCCGGGTCATCCCGCAGAAGAGCAGCGCCTATACCCGCATGAGCCAGAACGAGCTGGCGCTGCAGTTTTATCAGCTCGGCTTCTTTTCCCCGGAGCACAGCGATCAGGCTCTCGCCTGCATGAGCATGATGGAATTCGACGGCAAGGACGAGCTGATGCAGCAGCTTTTTTACAACGGAAACATGCAGAAGGAGCTGGCATTGTACCAGCAGTACGCGCTGGCGATGACGCAGAAATACGAGCCGGAGCGCGCCCAGGCGCTGATGGCAGGCATGACGGGGCGCTTGGCCGGAGCGCCGAAAAAGGCGGCGTATCGAAAGCGCGGAGGCGGCGAAGGCGGCCGCATGGAGCGGGCCAGGGCGAGGGCGGCCAACGCCTCGCAGCCGGGAGGCGGCCGATGACCCGCGTATGTTATGACCGGGCCGGGCTCCTGCTCAGGATGGAGGGTCATGCGCAGGCGGGGCCGGAGGGTCAGGATCTCGTGTGTGCGGCGCTGAGCATGCTGATGATGGCGCTGGAGCGGCGCATGCAGGAGCGGGCAGAAGCCGCCCTGCCGGTGATAAGCCGGGGGCCGGGGAGCTTTATGCTCCGCTGTGCGCCCGCGCCTGACGCGGAAAGACTGTGCCGCGAGAGCTTTGACACCATCGCCGCAGGTCTGGCGGTGTTGGCGGAAAACAGGCCGGAATACGTGGCGTTCACGATGGAAAACGGAGAAACGGATGAGGAGGAGTATGCATGAGCGGATTGCCGGAGGAGAGAAATACGTCGGAATACGCCGACACGATGGAGGCGCTGCGCCGGGCGGAGAGCGCCCTGCCGGACTATAGCACCAGCTATGACGGGGAGATCCAAAGGCTCTATGAGCAGATCGTGTCGAGGCCCGCTTTCCGCTACGATCCGGGCAGCGATCCGCTGTACCGGAGCTACCGCGATCAGATGGTGAGCGAGGGCAGCCGCACCATGCGGGACACCGTGGGACAGGCCGCGGCGCTCACGGGCGGCTATGGCTCGAGCTACGCCGAGAGTGTGGGTCAGCAGCAGTACGGGCTGTATCTGCAAAAGCTCGGACAGGCGATGCCGGAGCTGTACAAGGCGGCCTTTGAGCGTTACAGCGCCGAGGGCGACGCGCTGCGTGCCGACTTCGACATGGCGAAGGGACTTGCGGACAGCGAATACGGACGCAGGCGCGATCGCTTCAATCAGGCGGCGGCGCTGGAGAAGCAGCAGTATGAGCGCGGCGAGAAGAGCTACCAGAAGCTTGTGAGCCTGATTTCCGAGAGCGGCTATCAGCCGAGTGACGCGGAACTCCGGGCCGCGGGCATGAACCGCATGCAGGCACAGGCGCTGCGAAACGATTATCTGCAACGGAATCCGCTGGCGCTGGTGCTGTCCGGCGCATGGGCGGCCGGCGTCGGCGGAGGCGGCGATGACGGCGGCGCATACAGCGGGGGAAGCGCTTCTTCCGCGACGTCCGCCGGGACGAAGGAGCAGACCAAGCTCGCCGCCAATCAGAAGGGCAGCGGCAGCGGAAAGAAGCGCAGACTGTAAATTTACCCTTTCCCGGCGCGAAGCGCCGGTTCCCCGCTGCAGAGGGGATAGAAAAAGGAGGTTCGTATGAACAAAGAGCTGGAAGACAAGAGACCGGAGGAGCCGGTCACGGGCGAGGAAAACGCCGTTTCGGAAGAAGCGGCGCCTGTCGACGCCGGACAGGAGGAAGAGAAGGCGGCGCGTATGAGCTGGGAAGAAATCCTGGCAGACCCGGCGTATCGGAAAAGCTACGACGCGGCGGTGCAGGGCATTGTGAAGGCGCGGCTCAAGAGCAGGGCGGAGGCCGAGGCAAGGCTGGAGCGCCTTGCGCCGGTATTGGAGGCGCTGGAGGAGGATTACGGCCTCACAGCAGAGAGTGACGCCGGGGAGATCGCCGCGCTGCTGCGGCAGAGCGCCGGACTGCGCCGCCCGAGCGGGGAAGAGATCGAGGCGCACCTGAGCGCGATGCTCGCAGAGGCGGAGGCGCTGCGGGAGAGCGTGCCGGATTTTGATCTGCTGCACGAGCTGGAGGATCCCGATTTCCTGCGCATGACCGCGCCGCACAGCGGGATTGCACTCGCGGACGCCTACTACGCAAGGCATCGCGCCGAGCGGGAGCGGGAGACGGCGCGGCGCAGTCTCGAGGCCGTGAGCCGAAGCCTTCAAAGCGGCGGGGCGAGACCCCGTGAGCTGCGCGAGACCACTGCGGGCGCAAGATTCGCGGCCGAGCCCGGCAGGATGAGCCGCCAGGAGCGCGAGGCTCTGAAAAAGCGCATCCTCGAAGCCAAGGCCCAGGGGCGGAAAATCGGTCCGGGGGAGTGAAGATATGCCACCCTCTCCGAGAGAGGCGGCACGGCAGATCTCCCGCGAGACCGTGACGGAGGGAGTCCCGAACCCCTTCCGCCGCTGAAGCGGCCGGCAAGCTTTGCATGTTGCACGCTTCCCGCGCGTCAGAATGCTCCCCCAAAGAGGGAGCCTATATGGAAAGGAGATTATTATGCACAACACGTATTTCAACCTTCAGCATTTCGCCGAGGCGGGGACACTGGTCAACGCCACCGGTAATTTTGTCAACGCCGCCACCGGCGCGACGACCGCCTTTGACAGCGGCCACAGCCTGTCGGCGGAGCTCAAGGCCTTCTATGACACGGAGCTGCTGGAGAACGCGCGCACGGAGCTGTTCTATGCCCAGTTTGCCAAGCGCCAGCCCCTGCCCGCCAATCACCACGGCAGCGTGGAGTGGCGCAAGTGGAACACCTTCGACAAGGCCTCCAAGCTCACCGAGGGCGTGATCCCCACGGGGCAGAAGTTCGGCGTCACCGCTGTGACCGGCAGCATCGACCAGTACGGCACCTATACCGCCATCACCGACAAGCTGGAGCTCAGAGCCTACGACGACGTGATCCTCGGCGCAACCGAGGAGATGGGCGCCTCCGCCGCCGAGACCCAGGAAGCCCTGATCCGTGATGCGCTCTATACCAACACCAACGTCCTCTACTGTGACAAGATCAAGCGTGCGGACGGCAGCGTCAGCGCAACGCCCACCCAGCAGAGCGGGCTGGCGGAGGACGCGACCTATCACTGCCATCTGACCCCGGAGATGGTCAACAAGGCCGTCACTGTGATGAAAAAGAACCGCGTGCCCCGTATCGGCGGCAAGTACTACGCGGTGATCCACCCCTCGGTGGCCCACGATCTGCGCGCCGACGAGAGCTGGATCGAGGCGCACAAGTACGCCTCCCCCGAAGAGATCTTCAACGGAGAGATCGGCGAGCTGCACGGCGTGCGCTTCATCGAGAACGTCTTTGCCCCCGTCATCAAGGGCCAGAACGACACCATCGCCGTCTATGCCAGTTACTTCTTCGGCAAGGACAGCTTCGGCATCATCGATCCCGAGGGCGGCGCGCTGGAGATGATCATTCACGACAAGGGTGAGATCGGCGGCCCGCTGAACCAGTTTTCGACCATCGGCTACAAGTTCGAGACCAACGGCGCGACTATCCTGTACCCGGAGAGACTGCTGCGCGTGATGAGCACTTCCAGCTTCTCCGCAAACGACGAAGCCAACTAAGGAGGGACAGACAATGGAAGAGAAGAGAACCGAAGTATTTATCCCCAGAGGCGCCGACCGTGAGGACCCCAACCTTTTTGTCGGCATCAACGGCGTCAACTATCTGCTGCCCCGGGGCAAGAAGTCCATGGTGCCCCAGGCGGTCGCCGCGGAGATCGCAAGGGGCGAGCTTGCCGCCGAACGCTTCTATGAGAGCGTCGACGGTCTGAAGCAGAGCGTGTAATTTTTGAATGCGAAAACCTGACGAAAGCTGCTGATTCGCAGCGGCATGTTTTCCGCCGTGCATCGTTATCCGAGGCGGGAAATACACAAAGTATTCCTCCGCCTCGGCTGCCTTGCCTGACGAAAAACATGCTCGCTGCTCGGTCAGTCATTTTCATCAGTTTTCCGCATAAGAGCGCGCATCCGGGGAACTGTCCCCGGGTGCGCAGAGAGGGCAGTAATATGAAAGCAATGGACATCATCGAGCGGCTGGATCTGCTGGAGCCGAACGACTATTCGCCGGAGCAGAAGCTGCGCTGGCTCAATACCCTCGACGGGAAAATCTACCGGGAGGTCATCCAGACGCATGAGGACGTATGGACGCTGTTCCCGGACAGCTATGTCAGCGGTGAGGAAGAGCTGCTTGTCGGCGAGCCCTACGGAGAGGATCTGTATTACTACTACCTGCAGGCCATGGTCGCGGCGGAGAACGGGGAGACCCAGCGCTACAACAAGCGCATGACGCTCTTCAACAGCGCCTGGCAGGGCTGGGTCAACTGGTATAACCGCAGCCACATGCCCCACAAGCAGGGCGCGGGCTTTCGCTTTTAGGAGGTGAGACGATGGCGCTGCTGCCAAAGCTTCAAAATGAATACGCCGAGCGCGTCGTGACCGACGTGTTCGCGGGCTATCGGCACAAGGCAAGAATCGGCGAGGGCGAGTTTTACGACACGAAGAATCTGACGAGCGCCTATTACCCGCTGCTGGGAAACCGGAAAAAGCGCGCCCGCGTGAGAGGCATGAAGAATCCCGGCGGGCTGCTGGCCAAGGAGAAGCTGGCCTTTGTGGAGGACGGAACGCTCTGGTATGACGGCAGGGAGACGGCGCTGACCGATCTCACGCCCGGAGAGAAGCAGCTTGTGAGCATGGGCGCGACCATCGTCGTCTTCCCGGATAAAATGTATTACAACACCGCCGATCCTTCGGACTATGGAAGCCTGGAGGCTGAGTACAGCGCGGCGGGCGCGGTGGAATACAGCCTCTGCCGCGAGGACGGGACAGTCTATCCCGCGCCCGCCCTTGCGGAGACCGCGCCGGATTCGCCGAACGACGGCGCGCTGTGGATCGATGCCTCCGGCAGCACGCGCACGCTGCGGCAGTGGAGCGCGGCGCTGGGAGAGTGGAGCGAGATCCCGACGGCATACACACGCCTGCGCTTTATCTCCGAAGGGGAACTGCCGCGGCTGTTTCACAAGTATGACGGCATCAGCATCTCCGGCGCGGCGGTGGAGATGTGCGGCGGTGACCACGTAATCTATGCCATCGGGGGCGGCGCGGGAGAGCTCGACTATATCGTGGTGGCGGGACTTCTGGATCGGGCAGTCACGCAGACGGAAGGCACGGTGAAGCTCGCGCGGAGGGTGCCGGATCTGGACTATGTGATCGAGTGCAAAAACCGTCTCTGGGGCTGCCGCTATGGGACAAGCGAAGGGAAGAATCTCAACGAGATCTACTGCAGCGCGCTGGGCGATTTCAAAAACTGGCGGCAATACATGGGACTGTCGACGGACAGCTGGACGGCCTCGGTCGGCTCCGACGGACCGTGGACGGGCGCGGTGAACTATCTGGGCTATCCGATGTTCTTCAAGGAAAACCGCATCCACCGCGTCTCCGTCTCCGGCAGCGGCGCGCACCAGATCACGGAGACGGTCTGCCGCGGGGTGCAGGAGGGCTGCGGCGGGAGCTTGCAGGTGGTCAACGAGACGCTGATCTACAAGAGCCGGGCGGATATCTGCGCGTACCAGGGCAGCTTTCCCGAGAGCATCAGCGACGCGCTGGGCGACGAGCACTATGACGCGGCGACGGCAGGCGTACTGGGGGAGCGCTACTACATCTCCATGCGCGATTCCGGGGGAGAATGGAATCTCTTCGTCTACGACATCCGCCGCAATCTTTGGCTGCGGGAGGACGAGCTGCATGCGGTGCGCTTTGCCGCGCTGGGGGATGAGCTGTACTGCCTGACGCCCGACGCACTGCTCACCCTGGCGGGAAGTGTGGGGACGCCCGAGCCCTTCGTCTCCTGGGAGGCGGAGACGGGGATGCTGTACTACCAGTACCCGGACCGCAAATACCTCTCCCGCTTCAATCTCCGGCTTTATATGGAGGAGGGCGCGCAGATCGACGTTTACCTCATGTACGACTCTGACGGAGAGTGGGTGAGGCAGGGGCGCATCCGGATGAAGGGAACCCGCACCGTCACCCTGCCCGTACGCCCGCGGCGCTGCGATCACATGCGCATGAAGCTGGTCGGCCGGGGCGAGGTGCGGCTCTATTCCATCGCAAAAATCCTGACGATGGGAAGTGACGTGGGATGATCGAACTGCCGCCCATCCTCAGCGGAGACGAGAAACAGCAAATCAAGCAGCTGCGGGACTATCTTGTGAGACTTGTCCTGCAGCTTGACGAGGAGGAAAAACATGATTGAGCTATACATCAGCGGTCAGAGCCTGCGGATCTATACGCCGGTCATCGCGGCGGACACGCTGAACTATCTGACGGTACAGGCTTATTTCCTCAACGACGACTGGGAGGGCTATACCCGCTGGGTGCATTTCCGAAAGGGCAACAGTCTCGGAACGGAGGTTTTTGATCTCCTTCTGGACGGAAACAACAGCATCACCGAGGACAAGGGGCTCAACCTCAGCGTGGGGGAATGGACCGTCTATCTCAGCGGCAACCGCGAGGGCTCGCGCCTGACCACTGCGCCGGTCATCATCACGGTGAAGGAATCGGGCCTGGTGGACGCGCCCCTGCACGCCCTGCCGCTGAGCGTGGCGGAACAGATCGCAAACGATGCTGCCGCGGCGCTGGCCTGCGCGCGGGAGGTTAAGGCAGCCGCGCTGGCAGGGGACTTCGACGGCAAGGACGGAACCAGCTTCGTTATTGAAGGCTTCTTCGATACGCCCGAAGCGCTTGCGGAGGGCGTGCCGTCGCCGACTGCGGGGCAGGCCTGCGGCGTAGGGACGGAGGCGCCTTATGAAGTCTATATCTGGGACGGCGTCAACCGTCAGTGGAAAAACAATGGGACGATACAGGGCGCAAAGGGCAGCACAGGCGATCCCGGGGCAACCTTCCGGCCGAGCGTCGATGCCGACGGCAATATCTCCTGGACAAACGACGGGGGTCTGCTCAATCCTGCCACGCAGAATATCCGCGGCCCGGCCGGACAAGACGGCGAGAGAGGGCCGGCGGGGGCCAGCGCCTATGACGCAGCGGTGGACGCGGGTTATCAGGGCACGGAGGCGACCTTCAATACGGCACTGGCGGCAATGCCCTATCACAACGCCCGGCACTTGCCAGGCGGTGCGGATCCAATCGTCATCCAGACCGATAATCTGGAAAACGGAGCAGTTACGGCCGCAAAGCTCTCTTCCGGCGCGGTGAGCACGATATTGAACGGAAATCTCCCCCCTACGGGCTGGAACGGCGCGGAGGCGCCTTACAGCCAGTCGATCTTTCTGACCGGAATGCGCGCGAGCGATACGCCGTTTGTGGATGTAATCCTCAGCGGTTCATTCGCGACGGATAAAAAGAGGGTGGAGGAATTCGGGAAGGTCTACCGCGTCGTCACCTTCGACGGAACGATCACCGCGTACGCGATGAACAAACCGACCGTCGCGCTGCCGCTCCGATTCTTTTGCATAAGGAAGTGAAGCAATGGGAGAAGGAATACTCTGTAAAAAGGGCAGTATACTGACGCAGACCGCAGTGAGCGATTACGCGCTGATCTGCGCCAAATACCCCACGGGGAGCAGCTGCGCCTGTTCCAAAGGCAGCGAGAGCTTTACGGCGGAGGGCGGGACGGGACTTGCCGCCTTCGCGGTCACCGGAAGCGGCGTATGGACGGTGACGATCAGCGACGGGATGCGGACAAAAAGCGGCAGCGTGACAATCTCTGCCGCCGGAGAAGTCAAAACGATACAGCTGAGCTACCCGTCCGATCCCGTCGTGAGTGAGGAAGGGGTGCTACTGTCGGCGCAGAACGGCCTGGCAAACGGTTACAGCCTCGGCGGCAACGCCAGCATGAACGGAAACGCGATCCGGGAGCGTGACGGAGGCGGCTTTTGGCTCAGACCGGCGGTCAACCTGAGCGGCTATTCCACCCTCTCCGTGAGCGGTTACCTGCGCAGTGCCAAATATGGCCAAAGCAGGATCTGCGTGGGTTCAAGCAGCGAAAGCGTCTTTGACATCGCGAAGACGCCGGAGCTGTACGCCATGTGGCAGGGCGTCTTTGATACGCTGTACACCGTAACGCTGAATGTCGCGTCACTAAACGGAGCGTACTATATCGGCGCTACCTCTGTGGGAAACAATCTGGAGATCACCGGGATCGTGCTGTCATAAGGAGGCTTGCGTATGATCAATGCGGTAAGAAGAGAGCCTTTCGTGCTCGATATCGTTTTCGACAGGGACGCGAATGCCCTGCAGGATTTTACGCTGAGCTTCCGGCAGCGAGGACAGATGATTATCAGAAAAACGCGGAAGGACGCGGAAATCACAGAAAACGGCCTGCGTGCATGCGTTGCGCTCTCCGGGGCGGAGACGGCGCTGTTTGAGGCGTGGGACCCGGTCTATGCGCAGGTCTGCGCCGTCCTGGCGGATGGGCAGGAGCTGCACAGTGAAACGGCGGAGATCAGCGTCGCGGACGTTCTGGATGCATAGGGGGATACGTTATGAGCATCAGACTGGAAGCGCGAAACAAGGGGACAATCAGGATTGATATGGACAATGCCTCCCTCGCGGCAAAATACGCGAGGGAGGCGGAGACAGCGGAAAGAGCCGCCGGGATCAGCGCGGCGAATGCCGCGAGCGCCGCGCAACAGGCGGAGTTGGCCTCCCTTGGCGCGGCCCGCGCGGCAGCGGAAGCCCGGGAGGCGGCCATTCATCCGCCCCAACTGGGAGAGAACGGCAGATGGTTGGTCTGGAATCAGAACGGCGCATGTTATGTAGATTCGGGCGTGTCCGGCAAAGGGGAAAAGGGTGAAGACGGTTTTTCCCCTGCTGTGTCGGTCGTCAGAATTGCAGGCGGGCACCGCGTAACCATCACGGACGCCGTTGGTGATCATGTGTTTGACGTGATGGACGGCAGCGGCGGCTCGGCGGCGCCGGAGCCCGGAGAGGAAGCCTTATTCGTTATGAACGAAAACGGGGCCCATTTTTCCATCCCCGCCGGCGAGGGATCGGACGGAGATATTGTCATCCTCGACGGAGACGACGGCACCTGGCATCTGGAATCCGGAGCGGGAGCGGTGCTTGACATCGGCGTCACCGATGGAGACGACGGAGAATGGCATATCTCCAGACCGGGAATGGCAGCCGACCTTGAAGAGGCGGATGTCTTCTATGGGCTGCCTCCCGGCGGTACGGACGGGCAGTGGCTCGTGAAAGACTCGACCGCAGAGGGCGGCGCGAGGTGGGCCGATCTCCCGGTATTTGAGCCGACAGCGGGCGCGTGGAGCGTGACGCCGCTCGTCGAAGCGGAAACCACGCTCCACACGGCGGGCAACTATCTCGACAGAGATATTGTCGTAGAAGCAATCCCTTACGCGGAAGTCTCAAACATTTCAGGCGGCATGACCGCAACAATTGGAGGTTAATATTATGGCAAACAATCAGTACATCAACAAGGTTATCTATGGCGGCGATACCCTGATCGACCTGACCGGAGACGATGTTGCGGCAAGCGACGTCCTGAGCGGCAAGAAGTTCCATCTTCCCAGCGGCGAGCCGGGAACCGGCACCTGCCCCTATGACGCGGACACGTCCGACGCCACGGCTGTCGCGGCTGAGATTCTGGCGACCAAGACGGCCTACAAGAACGGAAGCAAGCTGACCGGCACCATGCCCAACAACGGCGCGGTAGCAGGCACGATCTCCACCAAGGCCGGGCAGTACACCGTCCCGCAGGGCTACCACGACGGCAGCGGCAAGGTCAGCATCAGCTCCACAGAGCAGGCCAAGATCATCGCCGGGAACATCAAATCCGGCGTCCAGATCCTCGGCGTCACCGGCAGCTACACCGGCGAGGCGATCTCCGCGCAGGCCAAGACCGCTACGCCGACCACGACGCAGCAGACCATTCTCCCCGACACGGGCTATGACTATCTGTCTCAGGTTACTGTGGCGGCGATCCCGTACACGGAGACTGACAATACCGCCGGAGGGAAGACTGTCACCATCGCGGCGTAAGGGGGCCCGTTATGGCAAGCAATCAGAATGTAAACAAGGTTGTCTACGCCGGGACTACGCTGATTGATCTCACCGGCGACGACGTGACTGCTGCCTCTGTTCTCAGCGGGAAAAAGTTCCACTTGCCGAGCGGGGCGGCAGCTACGGGCACAATTGCCACGAAGACGGCAAGCAATCTTTCTGCATCCGGCGCGACTGTCACCGTTCCTGCTGGATATTACGCGAGTCAGGCCACGAAGGCTGTGGCAAGCGGTTCTGTTACTGCGCCGGCCAGTATTACCGGCTCTTCCGCTTCTGTTAGCGCGATTAGTGGAGGAATAAAGCTTTCAAAAACGCTTTCAGTAACGCCAAGTGTGACGACCGCCGGATATATCTCGTCCGGTACTGCGAGAAACAGCACAATTGAGCTGTCAGCGAGCCTCGTTCCATACATAGGTGGCTCAGCAGAATCGCCATATCTTACGAAAGGCTATATTGCACTTGCTACCGGTAAAACCGGAGCATCAAGCGCCGGGAAATATTACAGGACAGCATACGACTCACCGACAGTAATCCCACAAACGAAACTTCTCCTTTTGTGCGGAATCAGCAATATTCAATGGACTGGCTGGACATATTCTGCACCGGATAACCCAACTCGTTCTCTGACCAACAATCAGTATATCTCATCAACAATGCCTATTGTCGTCCCGTATTCATCAACCGACAAGTATTTTGCATTGAGCTTTAGGAAACCTGACGAGTCCGCGTTTTCTGACTCGGAAGTTTCCAATTTACAATACGCGATCACATATTTGAAACTATCATAAATGAGGTGTGGATATGTCAAACCTTAGATTAAAAGACCATACATGGGACGCCGCCAACGTCTATGACTCCGCGCTTGGCAAGACGCAGGAGCAGATAAACGCGGAAGTCGGAACGTCTCTCGCGGGGAAACAGGGAACGCTTGTCTCCGGCGAGAACATCAAGACCGTAAATGGTGCGTCCATCCTCGGCAGCGGAAACATCGAAATTCAGGGCGGCGGAGGCAGCGGCGTTGTCGTTGACGACACGCTTTCCATCGCCGGGGCCGCAGCAGACGCAAAGAAAACCGGTGAGTTAAAGAAGGCATTAGATTCTTTCTCTGTTGTACCGATGCCAAGCACAGGGCCGAAGTCAGTATTGACAAAAGGAAAATATATCAAAGCATCGACGGGCGTTATCAATAATGGCGCCGCTTATGCGGCGACGAATCAACTGATATTCGGCTATAACAATATTGTTGCTGTACAATTGAAGGGGGATACTTATTCTTTCAGCGTCGCTTTGTATGGCGAAGACGGAAACATTGCAAACGGCGCAGATTTTATAGAAGCAAGCGATTACATTACCGGTTTTTATTACATTCCAGCAACTGCGGCGAAAATCGGTATAACCTTTAGGAGGGCTGACGGCAATAATATTTCCGATTCAGACATAACCGCAATACTTGAGCAGTTCACCATGTACGCCTTTTCTGACAGGTCATTGTCATTAAGCGGGCACGCCGCTGACTCGTCTATGGTTGGCAAGTATATAGACACGCTCGATGGTGTCCTTGCGTTGACAGATAATATCGAAATACCTTTTTATCTGAACTCGAATAAATACATTAACGAAGACGGAGTTATGTACAATGCCGCTGAATACAACTGCACAAATCTAATTGATGTCAGCGCGTTTTCCTATCTGAAATATAAGAGAATCGGAACTACCTCGACAGCTGAAAGCGGTCTTTGTATGTGCTTCTTTGATAAAGATAAAGCCTTTATCACCAGACAGAGGGCTGCGAACAACCAAACATCAAATGGTTATTTAAGTGATTTACAAGGAATTGCTGTTCCAGGCAACGCAAAATATGCAGCTTTTTCTTGCTACGCCGATACCGACACATATGGAGAATTTCAGCTTTTCGGGGGAAGTAAACTCACGAATTATCTTCATCTTCCCGACGCGTATACCTCTGTAAAAGATAGACATAAGTTGGTTGAAACCTACAATGGAGTTATCGCACTCTATGACGATCTTGTTTCAAAATACAGCGGCTACGTCACGAAAAACACGCTCGAAAAAAACGGGTTTTCGCTCTATGAGTACGTCTTTTCCGGGAAAAACTATAATTCGCAAAACGGTCAGAGGTCTCAAAACCCGGAAATCTCAAAGCCGGAAGTCTTGATAACCGCAGGCGTGCACGGCAGTGAAAAAAGCGCTGTTATGTCTCTGTTCTTTTTGTGCAAAGCCATGTGTGAGGATGATTATATTCTTGCCGATGTTGTAAACGCGATAAGGCTGCGTGTAATTCCAGTTGTCTGCCCGTCTGGATATGATTCCGACAGCCGGGTCAATTCAAACGGCGTAAATATCAACAGAAATTTTGACGCTGATTGGGCTGAGACAGAAGAAGGAAGAGACTATTCGGGAGCGGCCCCGGCAGACCAGGTAGAAACACAAATCGTGCAAGAATGGCTTGAGAACCATCACGACGCTGCAATCTATATTGACTTTCACAACAGCGGATACGGAAACGAAATCTCCTGCTTGCTTGGCACACAAACCAGCGATTCCATCTCAGCCAAAAAGAAGTATCTGCTCGCGATCAATAAGATTATCCCGTTTTGGAAAAAGATAAGACTGATGACGGACAGCGGGATCATCTATGCTTATACCGGCGGCTTTAATCCGGGTGATACTGTGACTACCGGCTCGACAACCAACTACGCGCGAGAACAAGGACTTCTGTCTTTCACCTTGGAAACAAGCATCAATGTGATGGATTCCGGTAGACACAGTGTTAAAACCATAGACGTCGGCACCGAAGTCATGGCCAATACCCTGTTGGGGCTGAAAGATTTATACTCAATTACCTAAAGTGAGAACAAAGGCCATGGACGACGACGATGAAAAGAGCTTATCTGGACTTCTCACAGACGACTGAGAAGCAGCCATGGGAAGAGCCGACAATCGAGTTCTTCCCGTGGCGGGATATCATCACGGAGGACTGAACAATGGGCGAGGAGTTTTGGGCGTGCCTGGCATTTGCGGCAATTCTCTGCACGGCGGCAGTCGTGATTATTGCGATTTGGAGGGACTGATATGAAAGGCGTAGACATTTCCCATTATCAAAACGGGCTGACCATCCGGCAGATCAGGGACAACGGCAACGAGTTTGCCATTATCAAGCTCACGGAAGGGACGCGGCTGGTGGACGAAGCAGCGTTCGGCTTCTACCGCGAGGCTTACGAAACGGGCTTCCCGGTCGGCTGCTATTGCTACTCCCACGCCATCAACGCGCAGCAGGCGATGGCGGAGGCGGCGTATCTTCTGGACGCGATCAACGGCTTTCCCATGCCCTGCGGCGTGTTCCTCGATATCGAAGAGCCGGAGACGCTGGAGCTTGACCACGACGCGATCCTGAATGTGATCCGCGGCTGGTGCGCGGGAATCGGCGGTAAAGGCTACATTCCCGGCGTCTACAGCTCCGAGGGGACGCTGTGGTCGAAGATCAGCCCGGACGAACTGCCGGACGGCTGCCTGGTGTGGGTAGCCAAGTGGAGCGAGACGCAGCCGAATACGCCGTGCGATCTGTGGCAGAACAGCGACAACGGGCGCGTCGAAGGCTACGAAGGGCCGGTTGATACCGACGTCGCGCGGAGCGAACGGTTTATGGCGCTGGTGGAACAGCGCGGGGAACCTTCTCAGGCGCTGAGGGACGCCGCCGATGTATTGAAGTTTCTGGCTGACTATATGCGAACCGAAGAGTTTGCGGAAAACTTCAAACAATACATAGAGGGGGAGAGAGGAAAATGAACGAGGCCTGGATCGGGATGATCGGGTCCGTGATTGTCGGGGCTCTGACGCTGATCGGCGTACTTGCCAGCAACAGCCGGGCGCAGGCTGTCACGGAGACAAAGCTGGAGGATCTGACGCGGGAGGTGCGGGAGCACAACAATTTCGCCCGGCGCATGCCCGTGGTGGAGGAGCAGATCAAGGTTATCAATCACCGCATCGGGGACCTGGAACGGATGAGGGAATAAGGAAAGGAGATTAAAATGGATTTTATGGGAATGGCAGGCGTGGCGGCGATCAGCGTGATCGCCTGGCTCGTGGGGGAGGCTGTCAAACTCAGTCCCCTCGACAGCAAATGGATCCCGGTAATCTGCGGCCTGTGCGGGGCGGCGCTCGGCGTACTGGGGATGCGTACAATGCCGGACTTTCCGGCGGCGGATCTGATGAGCGCGGCAGCGGTTGGCATTGTGTCCGGCCTCGCGGCGACCGGCGCGGATCAGATCGGCAAGCAGATGAAGAAATAA